GCCTGCTTCTCCTTCTGCTTTCCAATCTCTATATCTTTGTGCTTCTTCCCTCATACCTTTTGTAGGCATAAGGTCTATTTCTGTACCATTAATAGTTGCCATCAGAACCCTCTGCTACGTTTTCGGCATCCTCACCTGTAGGTTCTTCTGTATCACCAAAAGGGTCAACAGTATTAATTGGTTTAAATTGACTGCCACCAGATTTATTAGTAGCAGATGGGTCACTATCAGTAATAATGTTCATTTCATCTAGTTTTGCCAGTTCTGTCTGTCTAGCTATTAACAGTTCTTCTATATCACCACCATTTTCTGATACAACATCAGTTAAAGTTTTAAAACCACATCTAACTGCTTCTTTTTGTGCAGCAATTTCTTTTTGTGGGTCTACATAGCTATAACCCCTACAAACCCATCTAACCTTTTCGTATACTTCAGGTGTTGTTGAATATGTTGGCAAAGATAACGTACCGCTTAATACTGCCATTTCCAACCATTGTTCAAATATAGGTTGGTAGAAACTTTCTTTAAGCATTTTCTGTATTGTTCTCCAATGATCTCTGTCCTGTAACATTGCCAACCTGCTACTGCTGTAATTAGATTGTGAATAGTCAGAACTTATAGCTTCAAAACTGCAACCTAAACCACTAGCCATACTACGTAACATAGCCCTTACAAATGGTTCAAATTCTCCATTAGCTTTATCTAAATCAGGTACAGATATACTTTCTCCTGGTGCTAAATATTTAAATGTGCCTGGTTCAAATCCGCTTACACGTTCATAATCAAATACCTCACCACCTACATCTAGTTCCCCTTCTGGACTTGTAATAAATCCCATTAATGCACTACTTGCACGTTGTCCTACAACTGTTGCTTCTATATATCCATCCAATTGATGTAAATGGTTTATTGCACTAGCTAAAAATGGTACGCCCCTATGCTGTCCTGGCCTTAATGGTAAAAATAAATGTACAACATCTTTTGCAGCTACAATAATATGCCTATTTTCTTCTGGGATTGTTGCAAAATTAGTATCTCCAGGATGTTTTTTAAGAAATGCATAACTAACAGCCCTACCTTCTGGACTTAGTTCTATTCCTAACCGCCATACATTCTTATTATTTTTTGTAGTGCCTTTATAATCTTCATCTAACTGTTCTGCTTCTAATATTTCTAATGAAAAAGGTATTTTACTTCTACCATATGCTTTTCTATGAATAACAATAAAACATTCTCCACTTTCTATCATTGATCTAACAGCTAATCTTTCAAGTTCAGAAAAACAAAGAACACCACGTATATCACAACTATCTTTTCTACCCCATCTACTCCATTCACTCTCTATACTTTCATTTATTCTTGTATTAGGTGTACCGCCACGTTGACTTTTAATTTGTGCTTGCATTGTTACACCCTGACCTACAATTTGATTAGTTGCATATCTTATGGCCTGTGATGCATAATTATTATTACGTACTAAATCATGTACACGTTTTCTAAGAGTATTAATAGAATTTTTATAACTTTGATCAGGTGAAGATAAAGGTGTTACCCAACTTAAATTAGTGCGGTCAAATTTTGCACCTGTATACATTCTTTTTAAGCGATTTCTACGCTTATTTACATCATCATTAGAGGAAATTAAGCCCCTCCAAGCATTAATTAGACCCATTTAAGTTACCTAAAAGCGTACATAGAGGTTTTTAGGGTCTCCTAAACCCTGACTTATTAAACTATACCGCTTTTCGCTTGCAACCCTACTTCTTAATTTAGCCTGTAGATTTTCTAGCTTATCTAAATCTATTCTCTTGAATGTTCTATTTCCAATACTGTATTCTTGTGCTTTGTCTTCTACCATTGCTCTTATAGCAGCGGTAACAGCATCTAAATCTTTTTCATTCTGTGTTCTGTTATCGATTCCATTTGGTGTACCACTATAAATTAAAGACTGCCTAACAACTAATTGTCCGTTACCTAATGTAAATACATCACTTCCTTTTGTAGCTACAGCAGACCAATACCAATCGCCAGCATTAAAATTACCACTATCAGATGCACTTATTGTAAATTCCCAACCACTACTGTCTTGATATTGAGTACCAGTAGCAATATGACCCTCATTATATTTGTTTGTACGCAAATAATACTTTAAAGTCCAATCAGGACTGCTTATAGTTTCATTTAATCCAGCAGTGGTTGCTTCATCTACCCATTTGATAGTAGTACCAGCAGTTATTTCATAGGGCAAATCAGATTTCCACATAGTTTTACCAGTTGGTTACAAAATCAGTTTTACGTGTTCTCTTTATTGTACCTTTTTTTTGTTTAACTACATTATCTGTTTCATTAATTTTATTTTCTAACTGTTCCCATACTGTATTTCTATTGAATTTACTGATATATAACGACATAGCAGCATAACTATATACCCATGTATCTAAACATTCATTCCTAACACCTGCCTTTTTTACCCATTGTGGAACCTGAAAGCCACTACGATTAGTTTTTAATATCTGTCTTTCTGCTGTTAACTGTTTAAAAAATTCTTCTGTTGTACTTGCATGAAAATGTACATAACCATAACTACCAATTTTATTATTCTTTAATCTACCCATCAAAGTATTTTTTATTGTATCTACTCCTAATGGATAAACCTGCCCTCCTTTTTTTATTGCCCTGTTAGCTTTCCTAAAATTAATATCAACTCTTGTAGGTCTACCTATAGCAGGTTTATTAGCCTGTGATTGTCCTTTAATAGCAATAACACCCTGTGCTACCTTTTCTCTAGCAAATTGGTATACCTCACTTGTATGTAAACCACCTGAGTCAACAGCCGTAATAACAGGTACTAAACTTTTGCCACTCTCATGTTCATACTGTTGATTTATAACAATCTCTAGTTGCTTCCATACTTCTGCCTGATGTGGATCACCATATAACACAATATGATCAATAAAAAATGATTCCTCACCTTTACCCCAACCCCATGTACTAACTTCTAATCTGTCTACCTGACAGTCAACACCCTGCGTAAGAAATAGTACACCTTCTGGACACGTTGCCTTCTCATAAATTTCACATCTTTTTAATAACCCTTCTGCACTCATTGCACTTACATAATCCGTCTCGAATGTCTCTGATAGCCTAGTATTTACAAAAGTTTTTATTAAAGGGGCATCACCTTTTGCCTTATTAAATTCCATAACCATTTCCTTCCAGCTAAACCAACCTAATGGACTATATAAACCATTTAATCTAAAACCTGCCGTAATACCATCACCTTCTTTCATTGCTCTCCATTCTCCCTGTCTTAACATTTTTGTTTTATGGCTTTCATCAAATAAACCTTCACAATGAATACATTTATATTTCACATTATTTACATCTTCTTTCTGTAATTGTTTCCAGCGTAAATCTTGATACTCTCCACAAATGGGACAGGGTACAAAATACAATCTCTGATCTGATGTTAGGTATTCACTTTCTATTCTTGAAAAATCTTTAATTGTAGGTGTAGATGTAAGTAATACTTTTTTACGTGTACTAAATGTTGTTGCCCTCTTTTCCGCAAGAGCTACAGGATCACCTTCACCTGATGCATCAGATGGAAACGCATCAACTTCATCACAACTTATATAACGGCATGGTGTTGATCTTAGTCCTGTTGCTGAGTTAGCACCTGTAATTAGCATCATTCCACCTGGAAACTCTTTACTGCTTAATGTATTACCACTATCCCTACTTCTAGATGGTGCAATCTTTTCATTTAGACAAGGGGTATCAGTAATCATACTTTCTAATCTTTGTTTACTTAATCTCTTACCCATTTCTAATGTAGGTTGCACTAACAACATAGGTGCAGGTGCATGGTCTATTACATAACCTAACCAACAATTCTGTGCTTCTGTTTTTCCTGTCTGTGCTGCAAACATTAACACCACACGTTGTATAGGACTTTGTGTACCTAAACAATTCATAGGCTCTTTTAGATATGGTGTTCTACTTGTTCTCCATTTACCTGGTTCAGCACTAGCTTTACTAGACAGGATTCTATAAGTATCAGCCCATTCACTAACAGTTAATGACTTTTCTGGTCTTAAGCCTGCTAAAAATCCCTCTTCCCATGCGTTCATTGTGATAAGTTCTCTAGTGCTTCTCTATGTTCACTATTAATAATTTTATAAATAACAGTTGCATCATCTTCCCCTGCTAACTGATGACTTAACCTATCTGCTAAATTTATAAGTTGCTCCCTAATAGCTCTAGCTTTTGCAAAACTGCTTTTTTTTATTTCTTCTACACTAACTAATTCTTTCTTCTTTTCTAATACATCTAACTTTGCTAATTCTGCTAAATAAAATTCTCTTTTAGCTTTACTTTCTGCAAAATCTGGTATGGAATCAGATGGCAAACTATCTATCTTTTGTTTTAAATCTTTTTTTGCTTCCTTAACTGGTATAAAAATACCGTCCCATGCCTGTAATGCTAAATCTTTATCTAAAAAGTCTTTTCCATCTTCTGTTTTTACTAAAGCCTGTTTAAATATTCCTTTTGCTTTTCTTTGTGATACTGCACTTTTGCTAACATTTTTTATTTTCGCCAAATCTACATAGGTTATAAGCATTAGTTAAGAGTTAAGCACTTGTTAACCATAATAG